CCTTAAACACACACTATGAATGAAAAGTCCTCTAAATTACAAAGGAAATTTGATACTATCGATATTTTTTTGCATTTTTCTTATCCCATTATTGGAAAAAATACGACATTCAATGTTTAATATCCTTCCTCCGGTTGGTTTGATGGGAGCTCCTCGCTCAATATGCCATCCTTTTGATCCATCACCGTACTCCTCTTTATATGTACCGGTGAGCATGAGGTGGATGTTTTTGTGATAATGCATATAACCATGCTTCGGTGAGTGAATAACCGTATCTCTCACATCATTTCGACACGCATTCTCATGAATGTGGCCCATTGTAAACACATCAAAATCCTCATACATCTCAAGAGCTCGAGTCAAGTTGAGAGCTCCCTTGGTCACAACTCCTCCTCCTCCGGATCCATGGAAGTATTTGATCTTGGATGTACTTATTGAATTGTGATCATATGATTGACGTATGATCAACCATCCACCATATCCACCGGTCATCACATTGCTCCCATTTTTGTAATTAAGTAGATCAACAAATCTTTGAAGGATGTCGGTTTCTTGATATTTGATGATTGCCGTTTCATGATTTCCGTATCCGATTACGGTGAGAATATGTGCATATGGTGAGAACCATTCTACCGCGGTTTCAACAATTGAATCCAGGTACTTTGCATTGTTATGCTCCGGGCGGATGTCGGATTTGTTACCTCGCTTATCACCTTTGCCTTGCATCAAGCAAAAGAAATCACCATTGACCATGATCTTGATGTCATTCTCAAGGCAATAATCAAAGTCACGTTTTAATAGGTCCCAATCACATTTGGGATTGTCCCAATGGAGGTCACTCATCATGGCAATTTGAACATTCTTTCCGGTGAGTTGCAACTCGTGAATGTTTTTAGAGTGCTTTATTAGCATATTTCAATAGATATTTGGTGACAAGTCCAAGAACGAATCCAATCACAAACAACCAAATGTTTGCTTTTGCTTTTGATTTTTTCTCGCTTTTATATTTAGCGACCTCCACCTTTTGAATTTGGCGGATGGTATCTCGCTTCAATTTATATTCAATTTTTTTCTCCCATTTGGTTTTGGGAATATAGTGATTTTTAAAAATTACAACGGTATCTTTCTCGGTGATGTATTTCTCCCAAACAATTTCATTGTTCACAATCACCGGAAATGAATCAACCGAAGTGATCCGAATCGTATCGGATACCTCCTCACATTTGTATCCTTTTTTTATTGCCTTATTGAGATGGTGCTCAAGGGAGCAACTTGTCGCAAATATAGTAGAAATTAGCGACAGAATAATTATCGAAACTCTCATCTATTATAGGTTTTCGAGCATTTCAATCACTCGGGGGCATGGGTACATATCGGATTTGTCCTTTCTCACCGAGTTGTGTGTGAAAATTCCATTGATTCCTTTAAATGCATTCTTATCAATACCCCAAATTGACTCATTGTATTCCTTTGAGATATTATAAGTATCACATAAATATACAACTAATTGTCGAAGTGATTCGATTTGTGCATCACTATATTTGTACCAATACTTATATCCCTTGAATGGTTGGTCCAATTCGGTTACATATGAGGGATTAACAACACCCCCGGCATAGTTATAATATTTATCACCTTTTTTCTTGAGGTATCCCCAATTGCACACCTCGATTCCAACCGATAATTTGTTGAGATTGGAATACTTCGCACCATTACGAACAAAATCCTCTTGATCAATGCCCAAGTGCCATGCCCAATGTTTTGAAGAGAAACATTGCACGATGGTACCATTCTCACCAATGATGAATGCCGTTGCGATTCGAGAATCATTCCCATTCCAATACCTTGAAACACCCTCCGCATTGCCATTCCCGGCCGTATGGTGGAGGTATATTTGTGATTTTGGTGATGATTCCTCAAAGTATTGGTTGGATTTCAACCTCACTTGCTTAATCTCTTGGATATCCAATTTTTTCATGGTGATTATCTTAGTTCATCAATATCTTGCTTGGTCCTGGTGACGAATTTTCGCAATGCTGCAAGTACATTCTTCCCGGTCACATCCTCATATGATTCGTTGATTGATTTCACCTCAACCATCACACAAAAGAATGCGAATACTTTGGTCATTATGAGCTCAACGGAAATGAAATTCGATATGATATCACCGGCAATGTACTTTTCAATTAAGTATATGAACATGATTGCACCTCCATAAAGGAGTGATTTGCTTATTGTATTGGACAATCTTCTCGATTTGAATGCTTTCCAACCGCCTTTTTTTACTGATCTCCAAATACCAAAGCAAGTATCAATTGCGATGGCTAACATTGCGATATATATCATCGGCATAACCGGTGAAATAACCGCCCAAAATGATGCGAATAATATCATAACATTTTGCCTCATAAAACAAGGATTGAGTTGTTGTATCCATTATCCTTCGGATATCCGCATCTCCACTCTCCACTCATGTAACAATCCCCCACACAACTCAAGCATTCGATTTGAGGTCTTAAATCGGTATCCCTATTTGCTTGACTTATAAATATCGGATACAATTCTTTATTTTTCACCAGGTACTTGATTAACCTCATCTCAAAGAATGATGCCTTTTGAGCATAATGCTCCATGCCGAATGCAACTTCCGATCGTGTAACCGGTTGAGAATAATCTCCACTTTGTTGTTGCAATCCTTTATTTTTCAATTGGTACGTCAAACCGAATACCGCATCTTCCGCTGATCTCCATGCAATCACCGGTTGAATGAATGCAACCAACAACTCCTCCTCCGGTGTTAATGTTTGGTCATTGTACGCCTCAAGTAAGTGATTGTAAAATACGGTACCAAGAATTGGCATCACTCTCAATTGTGATTGAGTAGCTACATATGGAAATACATCAGTCACATCCACATTGGCGGTGATTGGTGTGTTGGTTTTTAGGTATGTTTCGGTGATGAAATATAACATTATGCAAATGGTGTTTGTGGTTGTTGACTTGCAATCACATCTCCTCCTTCAATTGGAGGTAACGATGCAAGAGCTCTCACTTCATTCGGTGTCATGGTATCAAGTACCTTGGTTGCAACCAATGGACTCATGGCATTCAATGCATCTTGAGTTTTGGATGCATCTCCCTCCACCTCAACAATTGTTTCGTTGATGATTTGGAAATTGTTCACCTTGAATTCGGCAATGCTTAATTTTGCGATGTGAAGTATCTCATTGAATATATCTTGCACTTGCTCTCTCAATGGCATCACAACATTCTTTTCAAATATAACATATGCTTGTTTGATATCCGATCCACTTCCAAGTGATCCGGTTGTGCGTACTCCCATTAGGATGGGATCAATCGTGTGAGCGAAGCAAATTTGCTCGGTGTTTAATCCGGATGCCTCGTGGAAAAGTTTGTCATTCGAATTGGTTGGAATAGCTTCGATCTTTGGCATTTGATCAAGTCCATTTGAAAAAAATGCGACAGCACGACCAGCGTTGTGAGCTCCTTTCATCTTGTCGATCGTGTTTCTAAGGACATTTTTCTCCTCCTCGCTTTGTGGCCTTTTTGGGAACATCATTGCGAATGAAGGGAATACCGAGTTTTGAATATTTGATTTTGCAAAATATGAAAGCTCGCCCGAGAGAAACGCAAAATTTAATGCGGAACTGTATTTCGGAAGAGGATACCAATCTTGGCCCAAACACTCAACCTCATATACAAATAATTGGCATTTATCGGTGCAAGTTGGATGGTATTTTTTTATCTCATATACGTCAATCCTTGAGGACCAATCATCGCAAATGAAGTAATCATTGTGATTGCGACCTCTTCTCACTTTGTCCGGTGAAACATTTTCCGCCCGAGTCATTTTCATTTTATCATCAAAATACAATTTAAAGTACACTCGATTGTGGACAATCAATTGCTCGGTTGTGATTCGGACCGTTTTCTTTAGCTTAATTTTTTTCTCGAATGTATACAAATCGAGCAAGTCTTTTGGTGTTGTGTTTTCGGTTTTGAGTTCAAACCCTCCACCGATCACCGCATTTGTTTTATAATCCACAATGGAACCATGCAAAGGTGATGAGTATACCAATTGGTTGAGGAGAGAAGGAAAAAGATTTCCCTCACCGAATGGGATCCATCCGCTCGTTTGGTGCCTTCCATTCACATATGGGAGAGAAAGATTTCCTCCCAATACTTTTAAGAATGGAGTGGAAAAGGATTGATATCCCTCCACCACTTCGGATGATTGCTCTTTTTGTGCCTTGAATATGTTATACCACGCCATGTATTAATCGTATATTGATGAAGTCGATGCACCGCTCACAACCATTCTCCCCTCCTCAATCACAATACCGGTTGTATCATCGATTTCAGTTGGTGGAGTTGTGCTCTCATACACCGAGTATGAGTATTGTCCTTTCATTAGTGTAACGTCAACCGGCTCATCCAAATAAAAAAGATTGAATCTTTCCGGATATGGTGACTCATCGGTTGTTGTGAATAAAATTGGATCGGATGTTGGATTCATTTCGTTTTGAAATACGAATAAATAGTAAGGTGATGACAATGAGCTCACCTCATTTAATGTCAACACGATTGAATTTACCTCTCCTTTGTTAATATATATCATTACTTATATTGCAAATGAGCATTAAAATGTTCACAAATAAAAAAAGCCACCCGGATTGGATGGCTCTCTTTGAAGTATTTAAAAGATTATAATGCCGGAACAACCGCGGATACCGCTGCCTCCTCGATTTCATAACATAAATAATCATTCTCACTCATTAAGGAAATGGAATATTTCGAACCATCAGCACGAGTTGTTCCGGATCCTTCAGTTACCGTATTCAATTGTAAGTATGGGAAATACCAATATTTGCCATTCATGTCTTTTACAATTGCATTCAAGTATTGTTGACCAGCTCCCAAGATTTTGATTGCTTGAGATTTGTCTTGATCTCTTCGGTGGAATAGCAAGGTGATTGTCGCAGTCACATATGATGATCCATTTACCAGGTCAATTGCTGCCTCTTCGGTATAGCTCCCGGTATTTCTACGGATCTCAAATGGAGTGTAATCCGGTGCTAATGACGCCAAAGTGATTGCGTCAATTTGCCAAGTTCCGGTTGGTACACTGAATGATGCGATATTATCTTGCTGATTAATCCACACTTTTTCAATCCCGCCACTATTGTTGTCGCAAGATTTGACGATTGTTTCTAATGCTTCGCACATTTTTGTTGAATTTTATCAGTTAAAAAAAAAGAGGGGAGTGTTTCATCCCCTCAAGGATATTATGAGTAAAGAACGATTTCAGCACCATTAACGTGGTGGAATCCAACTTTCATATTTGCACGAGTACGGATGTAAGGCTCAGCAACTGTATCGCTCAAGTTGATTGCTTTCAACGCTTTGTCATCTCCTTCAGCATCGAAGCAATACAAAAGATTGTCTTTCAATGTAAGTACCGCCGTATCATTTGGCATACCCTCACACACAACAACTTGAACACCTAAGTAAGTCAACGCCAATGGAGTTGTCACATATGTCATTGTATTTCCGGTTGCTGCTGCAAGTTCGTATGCATTAGCTACATTTGTTGAAACGTATAAACGAAGATCAGCTTTTTTACGGATGATTGCGGATGGAGCTGCCGCGAATACTTTCGCTAATTCAGCCAATACATTTGATGCAGTTACCGTTGTGTTTGCAACATCGATCACAGTTGCATCAGCTAACAACCCTTTGATATAACCATCAGCCAAAGCCAAAGATGGAGTCAAAGATGTTGTATCACCTTGCCAACGAAGCAACTCGATATTTTGACCGATTACTTTCGCCATTTCATTCCAATAGAAATCCATGAAAGATGCAACGGTGAAATCACCATTTGATCCTTTTGCCATTTGCAATGCAACGAATGATTGCTCCAAGTCAAATTGACAAATTTGTGCCATAGCTGAAAGAGCCGTCACGTCTAATTCAACCGCACTCAAATCATCCGTTGGTGCTTCGAATGCACATGAAGATGCAGCCAAAACCTGGCCGAACAATACGGTTGCAATTTTCGTTTTTGATTTGATACCTGGCAATAAACGGTAGTTATCCGCAAGGTTTTCCTCTGATAAATACGCTTTTGAATAGAATGCTTCCGGATTCGCTGCCAATAAAGCCGTTGAATCCACATCTAAATCGAATCTTAATTTTTTAGACATT